GGTAGATAATTCATCTACACTTAAAAGACCGTCACGGACCAAATTTAAGCGCTTTAATGATACCCCTGTTTCTCTAACGATAATTTCCATTGGAATAGCTCTGTTCTGAATAAAAGATTCAATCAATTTCTTATTCATATTATCCCTCGATTCAACTTGTTATTTTAATTACATAGTATCACATTGACTTGTTTTTGTATATAAAAAATGCCGACTAGTAGAGGGGCTAGCCGGCATTAAACCCTATACAAGAATGAATTGAGGAGAGACACCCTTGTACCTATATTATACTGCATTAGTGATATTATCTCAACCAACTGTTCGCATAAAAATAATCCCCTAGGCAATGCCCAGGGGATAGATACCAGGTCCTAAATTCAGGACTTATTCAATTACTTCCGTTATTGCGGACTTAGAATTTACCAACGATGTTGCCGGTTGCTTTTTCAATCAACGAGCCATCTTCGCCAACTGTAATTTCGGTGTTCTCAAGCATTGAACCATCTTCTTTGACATAGTACAAGCGACCATCGCCACCAAGAACGTATTCCTTAGATGACATTTCGCCGTTATCTTCAAGGTGATACCACTTGTCCTCATATCGGACCCACCCGATAACCATGCGGCAGGCCTCGTCAAAGTAATACCACTTCCCGTCACGATACACCCAGCGCTTAGCATAAGCATAACCGTCCGCGTCAAATAGATACCAGTAGTCGTATAGTTTAAGCCATTGGTCTGCTGGCCATGAACCATCTTCGTTTCTGTACCACCATCCGGTCTCATTCTTAATCCAACCAGTTTCTTTCACCTCAGAAGATCCTACTGATTCACCGCTTAATATAGCGTTGACTTTAGCTTGAACGGAATCGTAGTCATATCCAGACGCAGTTAAGCGATCTTTTCTATCCTCACCAGTCCCCCATTGCCCATTGATTACTTCTTGAGCAACTTCTGAAACTGATTTAGAACCACTTGAAGCGGTAGATGAAGCAGAGCCAGAGCCATAGTTAGGACGCGCATACCCTCTGATTTGCCACATATTCCATGTGTAAGATTGACGGCGCACTGCAGCCGGATAGCCGGAATTACCTTCAATGGTGTATACCGTATCACCAGAAACGCTTTCCACAATACCGATGTGGTCAGCAAATCCGCCACCGTCCCAGTCAAATGTGATGATGTCACCAGCTTGAGGACGAGATTTCCCAATCCAGATACCTTTAGCTTGGAAAATAGCAATGTGACGCTGCACACCGCACTCGCCACCTACCAACGATGAAAGTCCTGCCTTTCGGAAAGCAGCGGTCACCGTTGCGTCGCACCAGTCATCTTCGCTTGTCATTCGATAGCCCACCGGTAGCGGACTTTGAGAATTGTAGATTGAAAGAATTTCGTTGTGCACAGAGCCATATTTTTGGCCACCTAGCCAATTTCTAAATACGTTAAGCACATCTTGAGCACTTGCCATATTGCTAGTTTCCCCCTTGTCAATTCTATCCAACGCACCATCTGCATTGAGTGTGTCATGGATAGTTTTCATTGAATTATAGTAAGAGTTAAATACTCTTTCTGAATTGCTACCATCACCAGCATAATCATATTGAGCACCACCAAGACGGAATAGACCACGCGCGTAGTCCCATAGTGTCTTAGCTCCGGAAGTCTTGTAAAAACCGCCATTACGGAGCAAGTAACCATAGTCTTTAAGGAAGTCTTCAACCGTGTCATAATGGATATAATACCCACCTTCGACTGCCGGACGCTTGCGCCCAGGCGTCACAGGAACGCCACTCTTTCTAGTTTTAGGGTTAAGGTCATCGTACCCCCAAGTCATACCGCCCCAGTTATTATCCTCTCGTGCTGAGATAGAGTTAGGGTGTTGCCCCCAACCAGTTTCATGACATAGCTGGCAGATAACAAAAGAAGGGACTAGGTCATAATGCCTAGCCACCTTCTGCATTTTTTCAATTAGATCATCCGACAGTGTGTAATTACCGTATTGCAACATACGGACTCACCCCTTCCTTAAGACTCTTTAGGAGCCTCATAAGTTAATGCTTGTTCACTATCTCCTAGCCCAGCAGTAGTAGGGTCAGGGATAAGGTTAAAGGCATTGACGAAAGTCAAAGCAATTAAGTAAGGGTTGCTGAACAGAGAAACAAGCAACTTTCCTAATACATCGAACGTAGTTAAGTCCTCAAGTTTGAGGTTTTGATAAGCCAATACAGGCATCAAGATAGCAATCGCGAAACGCGCCAAGAATGCCACGTTTTTCTTATTAAAGCGAACCTTCCAATTGATTTTATTCATAATGAATTCCTCCTATTTTAACTTTTGTTTGATCTCAATAAGATCTTCTTTCATCGCCTTGATTTGTTCAACGAGCTGATAAGTAATCTTATTCTGCTCGTCGTGTTCATCAAGCCGTCTACTGTTTTGCTCAGCTAGTTTCTGGGTATAGTTTTGACTAGCTTCAATCATTGTCATGCGGTGTTCCTGTTCAGTGATTTTGCTTTTGTTATTTAAGTACAGACCTGCTACCGGAATCAGCACGCCGATGATGTAACCCAACACCTCAGAGCTAATACTAGTGCTCCCTGGCATACTTTTCCCCCTTCCTTCATAAGAAAAGGGTGCACTAGGCACCCTTTCATTTGCGGTGATTATTCTTCACCTTGTTCTAATTCCTCAAGACGTTGCTTGAGTTGGTCTAACGTCATGAATTCCAAGTCAGCTAAGCCGAGGATTTGGAGTTGCTCACGAACGCCTTTCTTGTGTCGACGTGGCACTGATGCAAAAGTGCGTTTTGCAAGCTCAATGTGTCGAGCGTATAAGAAATGTAATTCCATAAATTTGTCACCTCCTCCCCACAAGTTCCGAACGTGGTTGGTTGCTGATAATGCCAATTCTTTAATGCGACTCAGCATGACCATCAGCCCCCTCTGCTTCCTCCTTGTCGTTAGAGTGTTCGGCTTCTTTGTCAGTTTCGTATTTTTCCCGGTATGAGTCCGGGACCTCGGTTGGAAGAGTGAAATTCATACTCTTGGCCATCTCTTCGATTTGATACTTGACGATGAGTAGATGCTCGCTTATGTTTGCATTATCATCGGCCTGCTCGAGCATGGCGCCGCTAGCCTTCTCAATCAGATCTTCTGTTCGTTTGAGTTGTTTGCGTTGGTCCTCAATGAGTGCTTGCGAATCATCGAGTGTTTTCTTAAGTGCCACGACTTGCTCTGCAGTCTGGTCTGCTTGCTTGATTGCATCATTCATGGCGTATTTTTGAAACGAATCTTTATACACCTTTTGCTGCACTAACTCAATAATCTCGTTATCTGGTGTAGCTAAATGGTTTCCATCAATCTCCCTTTCGAATGCGGTGTATTCGCCATCGATTGATTGAATCAGAACCCTAGTTTTTTCCTGATCGAACGTTAGTTGCTTGCTTACTATCCGGAACATTTTGCACCTCCAGTTCTGCCAGCTTCTCTTTCAACTGACGATTTTCTTCTTCCAACAATTCACAGGCCAGTTTATACATAGCCCGATTTGCTTTTTCCTCAGCTAAAGCCAAGGATGTTTCAGCTAATGCTTGTTTAGTTGCTTCCAATACTAATTCTTCCATAGTTACCTCCAGTTATTCTCCCCATGTCTGCTTACCATAATATCCGCCACGATCATATAGGCAAACGCTGCCCCAATTTCCAAACCAGATACCGGAATTACCATTGTTGCTTTTAAGCAGAACACCCGGCTCTCCATCTATTGTCATGTCTTGAAAGACAATCCCTTTGCCAGAACCAGTACCCATTCCAGTCAAAACAGAAATATATCCATTATCGCCATTTATCGACATGGCAGTACCAAATAAGTTTTCTTGTTCATACCTTGCATAACCCAACGATAGTGTATGGCCTTTTTTAGCCCAAAGAACAACACCAGGAGTAGAGGCATAGGAAACAGACCCAGCCCACTTCCCATTTCCCCAGAACTGAATACCATCTGATATATACTTAGCAGATATGGACCCATCATTCCGGGTAGAAAACATGCCGTCACCATTGATATGCAAGTTGTTGCTGACACCATTGAAGCCAGCTTGGACAAACTTAGCAATCTCACCAGTTAAACTTTGGACATTGATATTGACTACCTTTAATTTTCCCCCATCAAGGGTACCAAATGTAATCTTGTCAGCTTGAAGGTCCGTAATATGAGAGCTATTGATGACGCCCTTTTCAATGTAAGTCGTACCGGTAATAGCATTCAATTTACCATCAAGTCGGAACCCATCAGCAGTTTGACTGAAGATAGATTCGCCACCATTGACCTTATTGCTAATAGCTTGAATAACCTTATCCGGTGACTGCTCAATGATAGACTTAAAATGTTCAGTGGTGACACTGTCACGAATAATGCTAGGCGTTTGTTCGCGAATAGAACTAGCTGCATCGCTAGAAGCCTTTGCTAACAACTTACCCGCAATAGTAGCCAAGTCAGTCTGCAAGTTATTGTGACTGTCATAGAACTGAGCATACAGCCCACGAGAAGATAGGCTAATCTCACCTTTTAGACCCTCAACTTCAGACTTCATCTTAAGTGTAAGTTGCTGAAGGTTATCAATAAGTTCAGCTAGCCTACTTCTTTGAGACTGGTTTTCTTCATAAGTAGAAGCTGAATCACCTGCCACAAGCCGAAGTTCCGTCAAAATTGTATCTCCAATTAAGTCTGGCTTGATACTACCATTCTTAAGTGTGATTACAGAGTCAGGCTTAGGTGCTAAGAACGTATAAGAAAATAACCCGTCACCTTCAAGTAAGGTAAACTCAGGATTCTTGTCAATCTGAGCATTAAACTTTTGCGGCATTTACTTCACCACCTAATCAGTCAATGCCCATTCAGTAAAGGTACTTGGCTTAATCCCATTGACAATGGACATGACAACTTGATAAGTCTTGTTACCTTTCCTTAGCGTACCTGAGAACATAACATTGTTATTGTCCATCTTAGTAGCCGTACCAAAAGCACCACTCTTTGAGTCCTTTTGCATCGAGATCCCGACAGGCACAGCATCAGACTTGAGGTAATCGCCAAAGTCTTGATTGCTTTGGCTAGCAGACAATTTTGTGTGTTGTGACAAATTGGTCCACGGCTTCCATGTCCCACTAGTCAACGACGCAACATAGAAGTTGCCATCCCAGTGAGGAGCAAACGCGTAACAGTAAGTATCTGATGGCTTCCACACGAACACCTCTTTGACCGGACTGTTCATGTCTCTGACGATGCTAAAGCCAATAGGGACAACTGGAGTAGTTCCATTCTTTCTCTTCAACCATTCGCCAAAGTTTGTACCGGATGGGCAAGTATTAATAGCAACAGTTGCTCCCCATTCGTCCAAACCAAATTTTCTAAGCAACGCAGTAAGGACATTACCGTTCGCCACATCAGTGACATTCCACGCTTCACTATTGATTCGCTTGCGAACCCACATCCGACCATTCGTGCCAACGAATAGTTGCCATGTAAAGTGTCCAGCTTGTCCAAGGGTCCCCACTCCATTAGAAAAGACAAGGATAAACCCATAGGAGCTAGAGATACCCTTAGACGCCATGTTTGTTGTGTATTGATAAATACCAGGAGTAGATAAGTTATCCACATCATTGTTAGTTTTGACGATTTTACCAAACAATGCTCCTAAATTTTCAATATTAATAAGTCTTGCTAAATCAGAAACTGACCCAGTCTTAAACTGGTTTACCGTATCTTGCACCCGATTAACAGAATTGACACTAGCATAACTAGTTCTATCGTCAACCAAAGTAACCGTAATGTTCTTATCAGAAGACACGCTTACTAGATACCGAATCGTCATCTGAATTCGATTGACCCTGTAATCTTCTAAGATAGGAGGGTCAGCAGTATCGCCTCCGTATAGCCACAGGAATTCTGGCCCGTTCCCAACTTTGGCAAAGATACCAACTTCAGACATAGCCTTTCTTCGCGTATTATCAAGTTCCTTATTATCAATCACAATTTCAACGACTTTCTTATCACCTTCATTTGTAACAGTTGGAACCTTCCGAATAAATTGAGCAGCTAAGCCAGTAGCATTTTCAGCATTCGTAGATCCATTACCAACCGCCATACCAGTGACAACTAGTTCGCCTTGTTTAAGCATTTCACGCTTACCAACGTTAGTAAGCGTTAGTTGAGTAAAGGGCATATTATTCTAACCTCCATTCCATATGTGTCGTACTAGGCACAGCCTGTACTTTCATAACAGGGTTTTGAACAGTAACCCTATTCATATCTCCATCTACATTGACATTGACATGCCCAACCAATGGCTCCAGTTCGATTGAGTGACTAGTAGAAGTTTCTGTCACATCAACTCGGACAACAACCGGGTAATACCCTTCAGCATGGCAAGTTAAACGGTAATCATCCAAATACACCTTATCGAACGTTACATCGCCACCAGTTTTAGTCAATGTTGGATAGTGCTGATTCTTTGGTTGCATCACCACTTCAGTAGTAACCTGACTCCCACCTCTCCTAGTTCTTACCAAGAATGACCGGTGAGGACGTTCCACAAATCTTGTGACGCCAGCTAAAGTATATTTCTGAACCGTTGTGTCGAATCGTGATGCTTCCTTGCTCCACCGTAATGGTGACTGGTTTTCGAGTATCAAGTTCTTCCTGGATGCGGTTCTTGGTGTAGATCATGGTATTGTCATTACCAATCAACCCGATTGATAGCTTTTGACTATCGTCTAATCGCTTAATATCTGACAGCAAAGCAGGTAAGTCCGTCTCTTTCCATTCAGTCAAGGACACTTTGGCATTATCAACTTCTTGTTTTACCTTTTCAATTTCCCGTCGCACCTCATCTGACACTTCTCCAGACATAGTGCGAACCCATCCAGTTTCCGCTTTTTCCCAAATTTCCGTCTTGCCGCCATTATCTAAGAAAACAATGTCCCCAATTTCATAGTCGTTAGGGTCAGGCAATTCAGTCAGATGGTACATAATGTGACGACCGTCAGCATCTTCTATGTAGTTCAATAAGTTGTATTCAAAGTTCCGTTCTTCCGATTGAACCGACAAAGTATGAGAAGATGGTCTGCCCTCGTTAAGGAGACGCTCAGCCAACTTGACCGAATCATAATCGTTAGTGAATTTCACCCGCACGACTTGTTCCGTCAACGGATTCCATTCGACTTCCTCAACGCACAATTCAACATCAATGTCATACTTTTCAGAATAGACTTCCACCGTGTCATACATACCGAAGAAAGTATCAGTCGTAGCATCCATAGCCGCCATATCAAGCGTAGCCGTGATTTTTTCATAAGCAACGCTAGGATGCTTCTCAAAGAAATCTTCCGCATCATCGTTCAAGTCTTCAACATCTTCATACTTGTATTGATAGAGAATCTTCTCCTTAGTGTCCGGCGTTGTGTACGGTGTTTTACGTTTGCGCTTAGTAGGCTTGCGCTTACGCTTCACTTGGACCTTCTTGCGTTCTTCTAAGGTTTCGTTCTTAAACTCAACATAACGAGTCACAACAGGAAGACCATACTTCTCGACAGCAGGAGACACAATCGGCGTCCCATACTCTTTTGATTTATTGGTTTTCCGCTCATCCTTTTCGTTCAAGTAATCCGACATCACAGTCGTAAACGGAATAATACGCGTACAGAACTCATCTGTTTGTTCATACTTCAGTTTGAAGTGTTGCATCAAGGCGCTACCCTTACGAATGACTGCAGCTTTCTTCTTACCACGAACGGCACGGAAGATAATCCCATTAGTCGTAAACTCTTGCTCAGACCGTGTAATCTTCATAAGTGAGTTATCATCTGAGAACAGCACCGCATAAGCAGTAGAGTCCGCATATTTCTGTTTGACGCTCACGCGTACATTATCGGTTGTAAGGCTTCCGGTATACGGAGCCGTCATCAAACCTTTGGCCTGGTTCAAGGCCGTTTGAAGTGGTACACCGCCAAATTCATACTCAGGAATACTCCGGTCCATCACGTCTTGAATCGGCTTAGCCCTCGCTTCAACCTCAACTGTTTCTGATACCGTGTCTGGTTCGCATGTATGAATGTAGAATGGGATAGGTTTTTGCGTATGGTTAGGAGTAGTCTTAACGTAGTCCCCCTTCTTTAACCATTTAGCATTCAATCCGTTCATGTCATACTGGAACCTTAACTCTAGGTAGCCTGGACGCTCAGTCACAATTGGCCGGTCAGTGAAGTGTATCAGTTCGCCCTTACCGTCCGTATTGAAGTTTGTTTCTGATTTGTCGTAGACATTGAACATCACAACGCCCTCCAATCAAGTGCTGCCGTCATCGAGTAGTTAGCAGACCAAGTAATCACTTGTCCGCTTTGGTAGCTTGGATATGACTTATTCCTAGCTTCTTTGGTGTGAGACATATTCGTTTCGTTATACCCTTCTTTTAGGTATGAGCGCATGTGTAGAATATCTACAACCAGTTTCCCACTCGGCACACCCTTGTATGAGTATTGGACACCGCCAAAACTGAACGACACATCACCACCTGGTCCGTCTAATGTTAGTACCAGGTGCAGCTTCCCATAAGGAATAACGAATGAATCGCCACGATTGACCGTAACATTCTTATTCTCATGTCTTACTTGACGATACGGTTGTAACTTGAATGTCAGCGTGACCGTATAACTATTACCTAGGGCCACTGATTCTTCAATGTTACTCATTTCAGATACAGTTCCCAGGAAAGTAGAATAAGGATGATTATAGAGTCCAACGCTACTTGTGCTCCAATAAGAGAAGCTAAGTAAGCGCGTTTAGCTTCCATTTCTTCCTCATTAGCAGCATAGACAGATAGTTCTAGGTTGAATGGTGACCGTTCACCATACGAATCATGATCTATCGTATAGAAGCCATCCCTACCAGGGACAATGTAGTAATCAGCAGACCGGCTAGGATAAGTCATAGCCGGTCTTTTTGATACTTTAATTCCTCTATCGTAGAGAGAGACGCCGTTGATAACAGCTTCACCGCGACGATATGTCTTCTTAATTGGTTTCAAACTTATAACAGCCATCTTATCCCTCCTTGATTACAAAGTTTTGCCCGTTCTTACGAGCAAATCGATTAATACTATCGACAATAGGTTCAATAATTGAATCAGCTTGACTCTTAGATAACTGAGATCCAATCGGGTTAACGGACAGGTTGAATACAAATGTATTGCCACCGTCAGCAACCGAATCACGCTTATCTTGGAAGTTATCAGGCATCTTAATGGTGCTTAAAGCATCCAAGAAGGAACGATTGGTCCCCTCAGCATACTTAGGTAAGAAGTCAACAAACCGTGATAGCGCCTTGTTTCTGCTAGCATCAGACATGAACCGCCCAATGCTAGGCCATACCTTAGTACCAATAGGCAAGTTATACATGGTGTCTCGGTCAGGAGATACACCAAAACGACCATCAGGCGTTAAGAACGGTTCACGTTTACCACCGTCACCCAGGATAGCCATACCACCATAGTGATATTGAGTACCAGACATCAGGCGCCGTCCAACGTCTTCATGGTGAGTGTAAACATAGGTATGAGCCGTTTGCCCATCTAAGGACCACAGATAAGATTGCACAGACGATATTACACGACTCGCAAAGTCAGTCGCATTCAGTGGAGCATTCGCCCCCTGACCGAAATTAGACCTTGTAGCGTGCATCTGATCGCTGGCACCACTCAATTTAGCTCGTGTATCATCGGCGTTGGTTTCAGTCTGAGCTTCAATAGCATTAGCACCATTCGCTCGACTGTCACCAATTATATCGTTCATCCGACTCAACTTGGCTTGAGTGTCTTCAGCATCCGTTTCAGTGTCAACATCAACGCCTTCACTGTCAGCATTCTGGGCCGCATTCTTCAAATTCTCTAACTTAGTCTTAGTATCGTCAGCATTAGTACTTGTCTTTGCTTCAACCGGAGACAGGCCTAACATGCTAGTCAACCAGTAGAAAGCCAATGAAGATACACTTGTCAGTGTAGCGTCCGCGTTTGTGTTAGTAATCAAGGTCCGTGTATCACTGTCTGGGATAACACCCCAAGCAACTAACAAGTTGTGCATCTGCTGCTCAGCATCAGGTGCGTTAGTGTCAATGTTGGCATACTTGCTTCTGAATTCCTCATTGTTCCAGAGTCCCATCTGTTCAATGGTCTTTTGAATGTCATCATGAGGTACCTCCATCTTCAAGACAGCAATCTTCTGTTCAAGCGACAAGTTTTGCCAAATACCAAGTTCATACAAGGCGTTCTCCAATAAGTCAGCCCCGTAGTATTTAGTTTTTAACTCTTGAACTTTAGGCTCAATCTGCTCCCAGGTAACGCCTAAACTTTCAAGTAAGGCGTCGAATTGCTCCTTACCTTCCGTCTTGATTTTGGCTTGCTTTTCTTCCAACGTTAAGAAGTCCCATTCAGTCTTAGTTTCTAAGATCTTCTGAATCAATTCCTTAACGTTGCTATCAACATGGGCATCTTTAGATAACAGTTGCAAGTCATTCCATGTTAGACCCATCGTGTGGACCTTCTGGATAAATTCATCTAACTGATCCGTAGATAAAGCCCCAGCAGTTGTCCCCTTCTCAGTCGCAAACGTATTGACCGCCTTATTCCATCTGAGCATAGCGGAAGATACCGCGTCACCCATTTCCTTGGAATAAGTGATAAGGTTTTTGATTGGCTCAGCAAACTTTTCAGCATCAGGCCCTTGTTCAAAGATTTTACGCACCTTATCAACAGTTGTACCTGTAGCTTCAGCCACACCTTCTAGGAACGTTTGATACTCATGCTCATTCTGCATAAGTTGTTCCTTAGTCTTTCCGTTCATTTTAAAATGCAACGCTAGTGTTGTACGAATGTTTTCTTCTTCTAAAGCTAACTTTCTAGCCAGGTGCGCCTTAGTAATAGCTTCCATCTGAGTATTGTACTGTTCTTCGTTAATCTTCCCAGCCTTTTTCATTGCGAACAAGGCGTCTTGTTGTTTCTGATAAAGAGCAGTTTCAGATGCTAATGCCTGATCAATGTAGTTTAGTCTAGCGCCAAATTCTTCCTCAGTCATTTGACTTAGGTTTTTAGTAAAGCTAGCATAAATCTGCTCATATTGTTGCGCATTTTCAGCCAACGATTCGGCATAATAACGCATCACCTTGTCAGATAAAGCCATAACTTCAGATTGGTATTCAGGTTTTAGTACACCTTCAGGGTCCAACCCACTTGTTTGTAGTTCTTGAATTCTCTTAACAGCATTTTCAGCTTCAGTCGCCTTGGCTTGAATATCCTTAACAGTCGCATCAAAGCTTTCTTTCAGAGCTTCTTGGACATCTTTAGGCAAAGCCTTGAAGTTTTCTTTGAGCTTGACCACCTTTTCGTCACTCAGTTTTCTGACTTCTTCAGAAATACCAGATAGACTGGTTGCCAAACCATCCATGCTCATGCCTTTGCCAATATTACCCATTTCAACCGATACACCTTGGATATGCTCACGCATGGCCCTTAGTGATTCAGCTTGTTTCTGAGTAATACCGCTTATATCAGGAAATTCCTTAGCCCTTTTGTAAGCATTCCAGGCTTCCTCGCCCCAAGTTTTCCATGCTGCATAACCAAGTACCAAGGCTGCAGTTACGCCCGCAACACCTAGCACAACAGGGTTGAATGCTGCACCCAACATACCAATGCCACCCGTAATATCACCAGATAGCATAGTAGCGAAAGCACCGCTTAATTTACCAACACCAGTTAATAAGGTACCTGTCATCTTGAGAAGATTACCGCCAGTCGTAATCAATGACCCAAACATAGATAGTACAGGGCCACCCACTAAGGCGAAAGCACCAAACGACACAATGTTTTTCTTAGTCGCATCATCCAAATTACTAAACCACTTAGCAAAGTCTTGCACCTTGCTTACTAACCCATCAGAGTTGTTAATCAGATCATTGATAGCAGGTAACAAAGCATTACCAATCTGGACTGACAGAAGATAAGCGTTGTTCTTAGCAATTTCCCATTGAGACTTAGTTGAGTTCAATTGTTCATTGTACTCTTTGTCTAAGGCAGTCCCTTCCTTGTAAGCTTCATTGGCTAAGTTTAAGGACTTATGGAGCACTTCACTACCATTAGCAAGTTTCAGCAAGGTATCACGTAAACGTACTTCCTTAATTTTCATCCCGTTTAAGACATCAACTACATCGCCACCCTCTGCCTTAATACGGGCTAACCCATCAATAAAGGCCGTGAAGGCAGCAGAACTACTTTGTTGATACAAGGATTTAAATTCTTCAGACGTCATGCCAGCCACTTTAGCAAAGTTTTCTAGCTTGTGGCCACCGGCAGACACAGCACTTGCCATGTTGACGAAGAATTTAGAAACCGCAGAACCCCCACGTTCAGCAGCAATACCTAACGAACTTAAGGCAGCAGAGATACCAAGAATGTCAGCTTCACTAACCCCTAAAGTATTCAGAGTACCGACCAAAGCACTAGCCATCGACATGATCTCAGTTTCAGTCGTAGCAGAGTTGTTACCTAAGTGCACCAAGGCTGACCCGATACGCTCGATATTGGCAACCCCAGTACCCGTAACGTTAGTAAACCGTGCAATAGCATTGGATGCTTCTTCACTAGATAGCGAGGTAGCCGTACCAATCTTTGCCATTACCTGGGTGAATCGGGCCAAATCATCTTGTTTAACCCCTAATTGACCTGCAATAGACGCGAGGTTTTCCAATTCCCCAACCGCAATCGGCATCGTGCGGCCCATTTGCATAATCTGCTCACTGAAAACTTTCATCTGTTCAGCAGATGCGCCCGTAGTCTTACGGACTTGAACCAATCCAGATTCATAGTCAATCGCATTTTTAACGAAGTATCCACCGGCAGCAGATGCAATCACACCTAATTGAGTCAGACCATTACCGACTTCTTTAACACCTCGACCAAGTCCAACCATCTTATTACCTACATAATCAAAGCCACGCCCCATCTTGGTAGCCCAGCTATTTTCAGTATGTAATTGTTTTTGGAATTGGCTATATCGTTGACTCAAGGCATACATTTCAGCCTTAAGGTTATTGATATTCCGTTCGTTCTGTTTGAAGGCAGTACTACTTTGTTTACCCGATTCAATCAGGCTTTGTTGTCGTTGATTATACTGATCTAACAAGGCATTCATACCTTGATACTCAGTTTTCATGTTGTTTAAGGCTACACGCCCAGTACTCATGGCCCAACTATGGTCCTTAGTCATTTGAATACTGGTTCTCGTTGCCTTACCGAAAGAAGCAAGTTCGCGCTTGGCTGAAGCAATCCCACGGTCAAACTTCGTCCCATCAAAGGAAAGTTCAACAACCAATTGACCTGCTAGATTTTCCGCCATAAGTCACCGCCCTTTCTTTATCTTATACCTGGTCTATGAAGTACACTTCTTCCTCGGCTCCTAGTTCATCGTTAATGAGTTCTAAGGTCCGATAGAATGGCTGCTTGTCGATTGTACTAGCATCCCAATTGTACTTATCCATCAGGTACTTATAAGTCTGTTTAATAATGGTTAAGAGACTTACTTCCGACCAGTCGCGCTTACTTTTTTGGACTTTTTTTCAGCAACTTCCTTTTGATTAAAGGCTAGTTCAAAAATATCTCTAGCCATTTGATATAGACCAGACGCACTAGGGAAGAAAGCCCCTTGAATGAATTCATCGTATGTAAACTGATCATTGAAGAAGGAAACAATAAGCTGAGCAGATAACTCCAAATCTTCTTGAGGCTTAAACAATTCAGCTCGTTCTTCTTCAGATAGAGTTTCATCCTCAATGTTGTCTTGAATCATTGCCATAGTAGCAGCAACCTGTTTGTCCAACCGTTCTTGCCATTCAAGCGCCAATCGCATAGTCTTGAAGTTGATTTCACTTTGGACGAACGTTTTAGTTTTGCCACCAATTTTAATATCTAATTTCATGATGATTACTCCTTATAAATAAAGGACGGTATTACCCGCCCTTTCGATATTGAATGCCCTATGGCCCAACTTGCCCAGCAGGCGCACCAGGAGGTGTGCCCACTGGAGAAGCAGGACTAGGGCTTACGACTTTGCTATTTTCTTTGGACGACCTTCTTCTTCATCGTGTGTAGCAGTCTTGCCACCCAAGAGTTGGACCTTCTTGTACCAGTTGTCAACAACATCCTTGTTGTTGTCGTTACCTACTACTTGTTGCCCATAGCTAGCAGTGTGTTCACACAAAGCAGATACCGCAGTAATCTTAGGTGTTTGATAGTTGAGGTTTTCGCCACGAGTCTCGTAAGTTTCGTCAGGCAACATGAATTTGACCTTGTTAAGAACACGGTATTCTGTTGAGCCATCTGAACGAGGAGCCTCGAATAAGACAGCCACCCATGGCGCTTGATCATCAGGGCCGACCGCAATCATCCCGTTCTCGTCAATCTTGTTACCCAATAGAAGTGCTTGGTCTTCTAATTCCAATTGGTTGATTTCAAATGATAAATCATACCCAGTTACAGATGAGTTAGATTCATCTAATGAGTCATCAGCATACAACTTACCTTCAGCAGTCTTAGGTTTAATATCAACCTTAATGTTTTTAGCTAATTGCAAGATTTTGTGGTACTCCAATGCTTCAGCAGTGTCTTTCTTTAAGACAGCAACAGCAAATTTCTTTAACCCAATACGTTTTGGCATGTAAAGTTCCTTCTTTCTTTATGTAATAGTGACTACTGTTCACTCAATACTTTAGATTTCTTTGTTCCAAACTTACCGATAGGGAATTTATAACCCTTGTAATAAGTGGCATCATATAAAATCTTTTCTCGGTGCATATAGAAGTCATATAGTTCTCGACTAAAGACAGCCCGTACATGGACAGTCCAGTGAATCAAGTTAGTAAATGAGTTTCGTTGAGTATAGACATGAATCTGACTAAACCCAATTTCATACAGAGCCTTAAGGATATGATCCCTAATTTCCGTATATTCCATGTCATCGCAGTAATATGTTAGTTCAAAGGTATGACGATACATTTCGACATCATCATCTGCACCTGAACGACCAGCACCCGCAATTTCATGGTAGACAATAGACGGATATAAGCCACTAACATTTGAATTGGCCCGAATAAGCGGAACACCGCCAGTATCACGGCCAACCAAGTCCACAATTTCAGGAGAGTTAAGCAACTTATATTGAATCAGACGCTCAATATTCATACGCCACCTCCAATCAATGACCTAATACCATCCGCCAACGTTCGTTCAATTGATGGTCCAGTTGCACTAATCGTTCTCTCAACGATTCTTCGTGGGCGAATACCAGTAGGATTACCCTTTGAATAGGTACCATCGTTGACAAAGTACATGCGCCACGCAACGTTAGAATCGTAACCGGCCTTAACAGACTTGTGCATCGTCTTGTCAGTCCGTACATTCCCAACCTTTACATGGTCTCGTGCATGCCCATAGCGAATACCGGGACCTAACGGCGTATTATTCACCAATGCACTCTTATAGATTTCAGCCCCTTCTCTTAGGACATGGTTTGCACCATCCCCAACCTTACGGACCGTAGTATCTAAATTAGCAATGGTTTGTTCTAACCCCTTTAAGTCAAAAGCATAACCAGACATTATCGAGCACCCCCATCTTCCAATGCTTCAGCGAGGAATCTTATCCGGTCAGATAATCCTGAAGTGTCCCCAACAATAGATACCTGGTACATCTTCCCTCGATATTCAACACGATGAGCACTTGTCAGCTTAGTAGTATAGCGACACTCAAATTCCAATCGGTCACGCAGTATCTGCCCACCAGAGACTATCGTTTCCAACTGTTCACGGAATATGGTGATTTCGCGACACCATAGTGAAAACACCTCTTTCCAAGTGAAGATAGCTTGACCCAGAAACGGGTCAAACTCATTCACTTGTTCAAGGACTTTCACCTTATGTCGCATATCACTAGCTTTGGCCTTCTTCATCCGACTTCACCGCCTTCTTAGGTAGAAAACGCAACGTATTGATAAGACCCACCAGTGCACGCGGAAGATAATCCGCGTTACGGTGTTCTTCACCTAATGAATCACGATTTTCTAGCCAGTGGCCAACAATCAAGCGGATGACCGTACCAGTCATCGGATTATCCTTATGGAACGCCCCAGCACCAACCAGGAGTGCCTGGGCACCCAGGATATAGGCTTTAATCGTTGGAATTTCGTCAGGATCATATCGTTGCTCATCCGCAATTTCAGACCCCTCTACCAAGTAATCGGTAAAGGGGTTGAATTCCTTCTGAACTTCCACAGTTTCTAAGGCTTCCATCTAGGCACCTCCGCTACTATGGTAAGGTGATTTCGCAGGCAATCAATGCGTCCTTATCCAATGAGATAACATCGAATCGGTCAATTACGCGGACATCAGTACTGTTGCGCAAGAACGCCTTGCCCCCAATGTCAGTAGTTGCCACTTCGTACACGCCACGGTCATACAAGCGCAACGCTTCTTTAGAATCACCGATGAAGACCGGAACCTTCTTAGTGTTGGTCTTAAGTGTCCCATTAGGTAACACCACAATTTCCAACCCTTTAAGGCGTTTCTTAGTAGGGTCTTTTACATCGTCTTCAATGTAGCCACGGCCATCTTTGTCTTCTAAGCTATCCAAGAAGTCAAAACCATCTTGGTTAGTGATGATCTTAGCCGTTGGCAAGAATGCAGCGTCCAAGGTTACGTTGATAACTTTCTTGATAGCTTTAATGTCAGCCAAGGCCACTTTAGCCCCGGTGTAAGTTGCGGTCAGCACGTCAAGAATCTTCTTGTTACGAGTAGCAATAGATTTCTTAGCAATGAATCGCGCAACATAAGCCATCAAGTTTTGGTCTGTATCTTGTAACAAGGTCCGTGGGATTGGCAAGATACCGCCGTAGTCTTTGATACTGTATGACTTAGTTTCAAACTTGCCGGATTCAACTTCTGGAATTTCATCCCATTGAGCAATATTTGCGAATGGTGTGATCTCAGCTAATTTCTCATAAGTGAAGGTACCAGACAGTACAGCAGTGAAGGTCACATCTACTAATTGGCTCAAGTCAAATTGACCTTGGCGTTTGTACTCTTGAATCATGGTAGAAACAGCTTTAGGAACAATGAACCCGCCATTTGCATCAACGCTTGATTCAAAGTGCCCCACAGTAGGCGCCATGCTAGCACGTTTCTCCATTTCGTAGTAGAGTTCCATGTCACGTTGGCTTAACTTTTGGCGACGGAATGAGCGAATGAACGTACCTTCATATTCCTTATCTAAGTCCTCGTCAGACAGGGAACGAACTTCTGAAGAAGCTTCAGGTTCAGCAGTCTTCTCAGCCACCCCAATTGTAGCGTCAGGAATATGTAAATTACGTTGTTCTTCCATCAATTTAATACGTTCGTTCAAGTCCAAGATTTCTTGGTTTAATGAGCGTAATTCTTCCATGTTAGGGGTAGCTTCTTTTGACATGGCGTCAAATTGGCTCCGCTTAGATTGCAATAACTCTAATAATTCTCGTAAAGTCATAGTATTACTCCTTTGATTTAATTTTTGGCATAAAAATAGCCGGCTACACGCCAGCTTGTTGCATATACATCTTCATGATTTCGATTTCCTGTTCACGGACTTCTACATCACGTTGATTGTTTTCTTGTTCTTCCGCCTGGAAGTCTTCAAAACTTCTTTGAGACACGACACTTTCAGTATCTTCATAGGCCGGATAGGTCACCACAGATACATCATACAGTTGCTTGATCTTCTTGATGGTACGCAAGTAACTTCCGTCTTCTCGCTTAGACCATTCAATAGACTTAGGGTCAGGTACGAAAGCAAAGCTGCATTTAGCAATAATGCCACTTCTCATATTCGCAATCAGATCCTTAGCGTAACTTGTATCAGTAGGGCTAACCTCAAAGTACAGACCAATGTTATCCACCCTTAGTTCTAAGTTGAATCCTGTTCTCCCTAGTAATAAGTTGGCATCATGGTTAATCAATGCAACCGTATTAGACATATCGGCTTCATCTAAGCACCGTTTGTCTAAGGTTTCATAGACATGATCATCACCATAGCCAAAGTCATGACTCAGCGTGTCAAACTTCAAAGCATAGCCACTTACAATATTAGTACCGCCAGATTCAAGCGTTCTAACCTCAGCGACTTCACCATAAGTACGAACATCATGCTTTTTGTTCTTCAATATCATCACCTCCTTTCCCTTTGCCATTCAGCGCTTCACCAAACTTGTTATTCTGGTAAGCCTCGATATTCTTAGCAGGAGCCAAGTTAAGCGTCATGAATGGAGAATCGGCAACATCCAATTCATAAGGAGGTAATTCATTCATCGCTCGGACTTCATTGATTGTATTGATACCGTATTGCATGTTAATAGCATGTACCTTAGCCCGTGCTTCACTGTCACCGCGCAATTCGCTATCCATGTTGAATTTGACATAGTAGCCTTTGGTCCGGTATTCGTCAGTGAATAGCTTCAAGTTGAATTCTGATTCAATCTGAGTTACCCACGGTTGCAAGGTATTCTTCACATAATCCAACGATTGGTGCTCAATGTTAGTGTAAGTAGCATTGCCCAAGTCGTTAATCTTATGCAGTGGTACCTTGAAGATGGCCGCAATTCGTTGCGCATTGTACTTCTGAGCGTCTAACCATTGCATATCAGCCTGGCTAATACCAATCTGTTGATAATCCAAACCGGAATCAATGATACCGATTGGTTGACCCTCATTGACCTTCCGCCACTCCTCGCGCATAAGATCTTTAGCTTCAGGACTCACTTGCCCAGATGCCTTTAAGATGCCCTGAGGAGAACCGCCGCCCTCAATCAATTCACGATTGTATCTGGCTGCCGCATCATTGCTTTCTAACTGAACCCTTACACTAGCAATTGGAGATAGACCTTCAATCCCATTCTTAGACATCCCCTTAATGTGGATGACTTCAAATGGATATAGGGCCACTGGTTTGCCCATGTAAGTAGTCTGATAGAACAATTCACCGTCAGTTGATATCATCGGACGCGTTAGGCTAGCCTTCATTGGCAGCAATTCCTCTGGCTTACCATCTTTTCCAAGCTTGATATAGGCGTAGAAGTTACCATAGGTACAAACATCCGTCATCATCAGCTTAATGAAATTGAATGGGTTCATATACCGGTTAGGTTTCAACCTTAGCAGCTTATGAGCATACGAATCAGTCACAACCTGTATGTTACGGTCTTCTGACCGATAGCACTTGAACGGAAGCTTAGCAATGTCATCACTCAACACATTAATACATGCGTATACCGTATCGAATAGTAGCGCATTGTTTGATTCTGCTTGCAATGCCTTCACATTATTATGACCGAAGATTTGAAACAGAGAACCCCACCCCTTATCCAATTCCATAGACAGGATATTTGTTGGTTCCCTACCCATCGAACGCGAACTAAACAGCTTCTCTAGCATTTATTCACCCCCTTTCTCGTCTGTTTGAAGGCATTAAACTAGCCAATTTAAGCAATATCAATCCCCAAATTATCAATGCTAGGCCCAATACAAGATAGCCAACTATCTTATGCAACATGAACCCAACTAATACCAGGAAGGCAGTGCCAATAAGCATCAGTAATTCAGCAAGTATAACCATGTTCCACCTCCTAGAACGAGAATTTTCCTGACATAACATAGTCATTTAGATTGAAGTTTTGACTGTCATACATAGCCAATGAGAAGGCGTTTATAATAGCAGCCAACGGGTCAATCTTATCCCGTGATTTTTTCTTGCTTATCTTAATGTTTTGGTTGCTATCCTCGTCCACAATGGCGTTGCCAGCAGCCCATTTAAGCAGTTTATCGTCCGCATGGTGCAATTTGCCAGAGTATAGCGCGTCTCGGAAGCCCTTTGTAGCTTCAGTAAGCCCAACAATCGTCTGCTTAACCTCAACTATCTCTACACCTTCAGATGCCAACTCAGTGAAGAAGTAAGTACCGTTCCACATATCGACTCCAACTCTTTTACAACCATACATAGCAGATAGCCGCATCAAATCTTCCTTCAAGTAGGCATAATCGACTACATCACCATCAGTTAACGTCAATTCTCCGCGTTCCTCGAACAAGTCAAACCGTATTCTATCCCGACTCATCCGCTCATTGAACGTATTTCTTGGCATATAGGACAATTGGCCACATACATAGCGCCCTTCTTTTACGGCAACCCATCCTAATGAGGTCAAATCGACCTTAGAAGACAAGTCAATACCATAGTAGACAGAAGCACCTTGCAGAAAGTCTTTGATATATTCATCATCAACTACCCGCTCATTCCATTTATTCATCTTCAGGAAGCCCGTTTCCTTCTGGTCTACCCATACGTCCATGTTCTTAGTCATAAATGAACGCATCTTTTCAGGTTGATCCAACGCTTCTTTCAGTTGGTTCCGTAAATATTCAAGGCCCTTTGGATAAGTAGCAACAATCGGATTGGCCTTTATCCAGTTAGATTCATCCTTGACATCATCGCCTTGGTCCAATTCATAGATGGCCACAAATATTGTGTCATTCTCAGTATCAGTTTCAGGATTGATAATGTCCTTACAGTAACCATAGAAGGAATAGCAAGGATAAGATAAGTCAAACCCTGCAGTTGTAATGTATGCCAGCAGTGGTTGAAATCGAGATACAAACCCTGTCTCAATACCATCCACAATTTCATTTGTTTCGTGAGCAGTTCCGTACTCGTCGATAATACCAACACTAGGGTTAGTACCATCACCACGTTTTCTGGCTTCACGGGACAGCGCCTTAATAACCGAACCATTCTTACTAAACGTAAGTTTCTTGTACGCTTCTCTAAACTTGCCTTTCAATAAATCAGCGCCATGAATCTGGTTGACAATCTCGTTGTAACATAGATCCGATTGGTCCTTAATCCATCCGGCAATGTAGATTTCTTCCATTTCGTTAGACAAGGACGCAATATAGCTTGATACGATTGCCAAAAACTGAGTCTTGGCATTCTTACGGGCTTTCTGAATATAGACTTTACGGAAGCGTCTAGCACCATCTGCCTTGTTTTTGAAGCAGAAGATATTACATGCTTCCCACAGTTGTGATATATGAAGTTCAATTGGCTGCCCTGCTAGCACCCCTTTAGTATGCTTAAACAACTTAGCCCATCGGTAGAATCTGAATAACTCATTCCATTCAATATAAAAAGGACAGTCCTCATCGGTTTCTGCCCTCTCAACATCTTTTAGAAATCGTTTCATGCTCCACTTCATGGCAACACACTGTCTTTTGGTCCCATCCAGAGAGTCATTAGCATATTGCATGACCTGTTCTTTAAGTAATGCAACTTCATTATCGAACTTCACTACAAATCACCACCAAAGAGAATCTGTTCTTCAGTGAGTGGTTCTTTCTTGTCTTCTTCCTTGCGTTTCAACTTGCTTCGACTAACCATCGTCAATCCAAGTTCCTTAGCAAGGATAGTAGCTTGAGAGAAGTACTCTTTTTGAACCTTCAGTACTGGAAGGTACTTCTTGTTGGCCACACCCATTTTGCGAAGCTCGATAGTTGCCTTACGATAACCGTCAACTGCAATCAGATACATGCTGAGCGCATCACCATCAACATTTGATAAGATGCCGTACTCTTTGAACTGTTCAACAATCCAGAAGAACCTTTTATGCAAAGCATCCGGAAGGAATTCGCTAGGTTTAATGTCCTCACAAGACATTGCAACTTCTTCCGCTTCACGTTCTGCCAGTTCAGCTTTAGTGAAGTGCTTTGCGCTACCCTCTTTTGCAAGCTTAGACGGCATTTTCGTTCTTGCCATTAAACCACCACCTTTCCTTTTATTAAATATAATCGTATTGCAGTGTTATAATATACTATTTTAGCTATATTTACCCCTATAAAAAAATGCTGAAAAGGGAATTTTGTGCGGAGTTGAG